GTTATCGTTGGTCGAAGCCGCCTTGCCAGCGGCTTCCGGTCCAGTGGGTCCAAACTCCACCGCCTGCCCCGCGCCGATGGCTATGGCTGCGGTCATGTCCACCGTCAGGGCAGCGTTGGCCGCGACCGCCGGGGTGGTGTAGCCGCCAGCCGGGGCCACTTTGCCTTTCAGTGTGATCCCCGCTCCGAACGCGCCAGCAGTGTGCGCCCACAGACCCGCGCTGATCTCGTTGTACGCCCCGCTGAAATGCCCGAAGTTCCACTTCTCGAAGCTGTTGTTGCCCCGCGTGATCGGGGAACTGGAGTACGCCGTGGTCGAATCGTCGATGTTCTTCCAGTTCGTGTTTGTCACCGGATCTGTGCGCGTCGTGCCTTTCGCGGGTACGCCCGCCGCTGCACCCGTGTCCTCCGCCCAACTGAATGTAGCAGCCATAGGCTCCTCACTTCGTGAATTCCAAGTAGCTTCCCATAGCATCCACTTTGTGGTGGCAGTCGAACTCCATCAGCGCTCCGTCTCCGGTGAACTCGTCGGAGGATGCGGCAACACGCCCAAGACGGAACACGAGTTGGCTGGAAATGAGTTTCCCTGTTCCAACGACTGCATCGAATCCGGCGATGGCGGATACCCACGCCGTACCGGAAGTCTGTACCTCAGTCGTGATCGTCGTAGGCGATCCAGCGGCAGACCCACCGACGTTCAGCCAGTAGTATTCCAATTCCCACTTGAGATTACCCACATCGGCAGTGGTAGGACAGAAATGGATGTGCGGTTCGATGTCAGTTTCCTCTTTGTAGGTGTGCGGAAATTGGATCGTGCCGAACACGGATTCTCCAGGAGCGAACCCATAAATCTCTATGGTTCCTGCTCCTCCAAACGTGATGCGATCTGGTGCTGCCGCTCCGACGAGCAAACTCTGCATCGGCGCTCTCGCGTCATCCCACAGCGTCTGGTCCGCGCCGTAGGGAAGCGTCTTGCCGAGGTACTTTTGGGCGAAGGCTTGCCACCCCAGCCGCGAGGCCGAGCGCGATTATTTTCCAACTGCGCCGAAACGTCGGCTCCATCATCGCGATTCACCCCTCCTCAATTTACATTCCTTTAGTAAGCAATGCACGGGCCGTAACGCAATACGTCGTTTGCAATCGTCACGCCGACGAAGGTTGCTATTGTTGCGGTGCTGTCCGTCTGTCGGATGAGTGCTGCGGTGGTTTGGTTGGAAATCGCACACGACCATCCCGTTGTAGCTGTCACTGGAAACGTGAGCGTCACGGTACAAGTCGCGGACGGCGTTCCGGTAATCGTGCCTGCCAGCATTTTTGAGCCAGTTCCGATCACGGCTCCGGTGCAGCCACCCGCCCCGACCGTGGGAGCGGTCCCCGTTGTAATCAGTGCCTGAGATTCAGAAAAAAGCCTGTTCTCCGTGCCGCCGTTCTCCCGGATGTACCACGCACCGTCCGCCTTCGGCCCGATATTGTTGTACCCTGCCGCCGGTTCGGCAATCGACGCGAGATCAGCCATTGTGATCGGGCCGGGGGTTCCGAACGAGGTCACAACGCCCGTGTCGGTATCGAGGCTCCAAGTTTTCACACCCCCTGAGTCGTAGGCGTCAATCGTGTGCTCGGTGGCATCCCACCGAAAACGGCATACGGTGGAGTTGATGTCGTCGATGGTAGTCCCGGCGCCGGAGTAAAACGGGAGGCATGTATCGGCACCACTGCTGACTGTGCCGGAGCCGGTAGCCGTAGCCCATTGCGGGTTGGCCCCCGCTCCAAGCGTCTGGAGGAATTTTCCGCTGTCGCCCGCCGCCAGCCTAACCCACGTTGAAGCGTTGCGGTAGATGATGTCGCCCTGCGACGGTGAGATCGCGGCAAGAGCCAGCAGGTCGGCATCATACGCCTGCACGTTGGTCCCGATCACTAGCCCAAGGTTCGACCGCGCAGTGGTTGTATTCGTCAACTCGGAGAGGTTATTCGATCCGAGCATGTCGCCACCGCCGCCCGCCCCCGTCCATGCAGCCCAGGTATTGACGGCTGAGCAGTAGTACGGCCCGATGGTGGCCGTCGTTTTGAAGAACACATCGCCCGTGCTCGGCTTGCATGTTGCGGGCATCGTCGGGCCGTACCGAAGGCGGTACGCGGTCGAGCTACTGGCCTGTCCGAACAGTGCAGCCGAGAAACAGAGCAAAAGGAAAAGCATTCGCATCATCGCACCCCGTAGTTGAACTGGACGCCTTCGCCGCCGGTTTCCACATCGACCCAAATCTCGTGCAGGTCGTACATCATGATGTCGCCTACCGGAGGCAGCATGACGGAACCACCCGTGTAGATTATAATTCCAGCCGTGGCTGAGACGGTCGAACCACCCACATAGGCGTTGTTATTGTTGCTCTCAAGCGGTTGGAAGATCACCCATGCGGCAGGAGTGCGAGCGGACGCAAGCCGCTCCCGCGTTCCGGCCACCGCTACAGTTTTTGATCCGCTGTAAACCATCTCAGGACTCCTTTAGGATGCCTTACTGATCCATGTTGGAAGAATGAATCGTCGATTCTTTTTAGCGTTGCAGGATCTGCACGCTGGTACAAGGTTCGCGGGCCAACCCGATCCACCAAGCGATACCGGCTTTACGTGGTCAATTTCGACGGTTGATCTGTCGAGCGCCTTCGTGCAATAGGCACACAGCCAGCCGTAGAACTCGCAGCGAGCGAACCATTGCTCTGGAGTGCATCTGCCGCCGTTGGCTTGTACTGCCAGTTTCCGCTTGAGCCTCGCTGCCGCGTTGATCTCACGCATCTTTTCCGGGTTATCTTTTTTCCACTGCTTGCGGTATTCAACCCGATGCGGAAGTTTGTCCACGGCTGCCAATGCTGCCTTGACCCGATCAGGATGTGCAGAGCGATATCTCTCCATTGCGCCCGCGTGCTTTTCGGGATTACGCTCTCTCCATTTTTTTGTCTGTTCCCACCGTCTCTGTTTGTCTCGCCGATACGTCCGGCGCATGTACTCTCTCATGTAGAGCCGACGCGCTTCTGGATCTTTCTGGGGCATCACCCACTCTCCGAAATCTTGATCCGTGGCAACTCCTGACCGGAAGATTTACGCCCAGCAGCACTCGCAGTTCCGCCAAGTCCCAATTGCTGCTCAGCGACGAGCCTCTCGGTTATTGTATTTGCACCGTCAGGAGGGTTACCGACGTTCGGCACGTTCCATTGCTCAAGGAGACTCCATCTATCTATCAATCCTGCTCGATAGAATTGCAGATACATCAACTTCTTCTCGATCTCCGAAGCACTCAGCATGGAACCGGGCATAACGTAAAAGTTGAACTGCCGCAGGAACTCTCGTGCCCGCTCGTAGCGCGGCAGCGGACCACGGGCGAAGGCTTCCGGCGTGATGACGCCCCGATGATCGAAGTCTGCGTCGTGGACGTAGTCGGGGATCAGCGTGCCTGGATCGTAGTCGAAGTCCTCCGGCGTGATGCCATCGGCTCCCAGAATTCTCATCCGCATCGGCAAGGTGTAGAATTGCGCGAAGTTATAGGCGAGCTTCGTGGCGAATTCCCGCATGAATGCCTCAAACATCCGGGAGCGCAGCCGCACCAGCGGCGTCATCGCCTCCATCATGCGGTCGATGGTGTCCGACGACGGAATCTGGTTGAGCTTCATGAGTTGGCTCATGTCGCGGGTGCCGGAGAGCTTTTCCATCTGGTCGATGAGAAACTCAATCTGCTTGAATACTTCGGGGGGCAAAGGATTCGGGTAGACCAGTTGGATACCCTTGCCCATCAATGGGTTCTGGCTGAGCTTCAACCCGGCCTTGCGGGTGTCGATGCGTTCGAGCGAAGCCTTCGAGATCGAGTTTTTGTCAGCGATCAGGTCCGGGCGGGCCACCTTCTCCATGTGGTCATCGACGATGCGGAGCATCCGGTCGAGGGACTTCTGGAGGGGCAGCAGATCGTGGATCGGAGCCTTGCCGAGCCAGGACCACGGCCACGGGTCGAGCGTGTACTTGGTCAGCGGGAACTTGCCGTGCCAGTAGATCGAAGGACCGTCGTACAGTACGGCCGTGTTGGTGAACACGATGCAGCGCTTGCGCGGGTACAGCAGATCGCCCGGCTCAACCCAATAGCTCCAGTTGTTGAGCGGCTTTCCTTCGGCGTCGAACTCTCCGACCGGATGCCGCTCCGACTTTTCGTTACGCCGGTCATCCGCGACGTAGAGGGTGTAGCAGTCCGCTGTCGGGATACGCGGTGTCCGGCGGGCGATTCCGACCCGCGCCATGTAGGCGGCGAAGGGCGATGCCAGAGACTCCATCAGTTTTCCAACTCTGGTTTGCGCGAAGCCGGCGGACGCGGACGATCCGTCGCGGTCGGCTTCAATCAGGTGCGCTTTAGAGGGGTAGCGGCTCCGCAGGTAGTTGACTGTGCGTTCGCGGCGGAGGATCACGCCCAATGAGCCTTCAAGCGTTAGGTAGGACGCTGGCCGCACTGGCAGCACGTCGCGCGGGTCCTCCGCCGACATATCGAGGTCCTCGATTTCGCTGTCGTAGTACTGATTCGCGTACCCGGTGCCCGATACTTCCCAGTACTTCACGACTTCGGTGAACCGCACGTCGATCTGGCGTTGCAGGAACCAGTGGATCGAGAGCTTTCCGAAGTCGATGGCCTGCTTCTCGTAGCGGTTGTTCTGGGTGCGGAACTCCCAGAACGGCTTGATGTCGGTCATCAGGGCCGCGAGGTCGCCCGCGATTTTTGCAACCTGGTTGGCGCGCGTTCCACTGAGCCACGATGCCCGGAAATCCTCGTCCTTCGACATGATGGCGTTGATGGACGGCTCGATCTTCGAATAGCCTTCCTGCGCCTTCAGAAAGGCATCGCCTTCTTCAATCGCTTCCTTGCCCCACCCAATGACGTATTTTTCGTAGCCGTCTTGGGGAGTGGAAGGGATGGGAGGCGTCACTCGCAGATTCCTCTACCGGAGCCACGGTCCCAGTGGGCCGCTTCGTTCACGACGCCGCGTTCGTTCTCGAAACGCCGTAAAGAGGAGAGCGTAGGCATCTCGCGGCGCTCGAAGCCTTGGCGGGCGTATCGCTCGGGAATCGGGACATCGTTGCGCCCCGGATACCGCACTTCGCCGGTGTGCGGATTCTCCCACACGACGCACCGCTCGGCGGCATCGACGGCGGCGGCACGCCCGTGGGTTGAACCATGCGGGCAGAACGGCCAATCCCCGACGGCGAGCGGGAGACGGCACGTTTGGCAGATCATCGCAGCCCCACGTACTGTTCCAGACCCTCGCGGACCTGCTGCCCTAGCCACGCATCGAACGGGAGGTCGGAGAAATGGCGTGAGCGCAGTCGGTCCAAAATCTTCGGATCGAGGTGAACCTTGGCGTTTTCGACCTTCAGTAGAGAGAGCCGCTCGACGGCAATGACGAGATCGCCGGCCCGGTAGATGTTGCGCCCAAGGACGTGCTCCAACTTCTGACGGGTGTCGTCGTCGATGTAGATTGGCTTGACGCTGGTTTGCCCGACGGTGGCGGTCAGGCGCTCTTTGAACAGCATGTCGAGATCGACGCCGCGTTGTTCGGCTTGCTTCTCGTAGGCTTCCAGAACATCATCGTCCAGATCGAACTTCGCCCGGAGGATGGTTGATGTGTTGCTCATCAACCGTGATTATGAATCAGAAGCCTTTTGTTTGCAAACTATTCGGAAAGTTCAGCCCATCGTTCTTCCCACGCCTCGATCATTTTCTCGGCTGAAATGTCACTTGCCTGCCACTCCGGGGCGCTTGCATTGGCGTGTACTTCGGACTTTTCGCTCTCGATGTCGAGGGACCATTCGTGTGCCGCCCAGACCGCCAGCATCATGGCGCGAAGCCGGTCGTCGTGCCGGCCACGAATCGCTTTGGCCCACATCTTCTGCGGGTCGATTTCGGCGTCGGCCATCTCCTCGACCAGCCACGGGGAGCGGATTCGCAGACCGCCTTTGAGGATGTGGCGGGCGGTCCTGGCCCAGAGTAACGGCACACTCTTGGAGGACGCCACCCAGCCGTAGGAGCCGGTGGGGCGGGGTACGGCGGCGTCAATGTACTTCCAGACGAACTGGTTCAAATACCCGAACTGGTTCATCAGGCGGCGCTGCGTCAGCAGGCCGGGGCCGGGATACACCTCGATGATGCAGAGCGCCTGCCCTTCTTCGTCGGTGCCGCCGTAGAGCCGCCCTAGCGCGTTGGCGACGTCCGCGAGATCCTCCGGGTCAATCGGGGCGGCGTATTCGGCCACCTGATAGTCGCGGTCGCGCCCGACGCGGATCACTTCGATGGCCCCGTTGTCTGTCTTGCTGTCGTCCTGGGTGCGAAGCGTGCGGTCCCAGCTCGTGATGCCGACGGATGGGTCCACTCCAACACAGTAGACCGAACCGGGGTGGGGTTCCTCCCATAGCCACACGATGCCGCGCGGGTCGCGGTCCAGATCGCGGGCTTCGAGCGGTTGCAGCAGGCCGGAATTGGCGATCCGGTACGGGAGTCCGGTCATAGCATGGTCAACTGTTCCGGCTGCACTTCCGGCGTTCCGAAGTCAAACACGGATTGGCGCAATCTGTCGGCGGCGATCTCGCAGTAACGTTCCTCAGTATCGACGCCGATGGCGCGACGGCCCAATTGCTTTGCGGCAACTAGCGTTGTGCCGGAACCCATGAACGGGTCGAGGATCAACGTACCGGGATGTTTCGTCAGTAGGTAGCGGAACAGCGACACTGGTTTTTCGTTTGGATGCACGCGTCCCATTGAAGCGCGCGTAACAATCCAGTGATTCTTCACAACTCCCTCGTCGCGGCTGCCACTCCAAAGCCGTCCACCGATGTAAATGAATTCAAACGATGGCTTGAACGGGATTGTCAGATCGCCCATGCCAGAGGCGGGGCCTTTATCCCAAACAAGTAATTCTACGAATCTGACGGGATGCGATGTCTTCTTGGAGCCGAAGATAGCATAATCGCCGGGATGCCATTCGAGCACAAAGTCTCGTAGTGATTCATCCGAGTCGCCGTCGATTTCCGATTTAACCCAATGAGCCGTGGTCGTTTCACACACATGTGACGATTTGTGGCGTATCCCATACGGAGGATCTGTGAGGATCAGATCAACAGCGCCAAGTGTCGGGAGCACCTCGCGGCAATCCGCACAGTACACGGTAATGCCCGCTTCTTCGTAGTACGGCTTCATCCGAGCGGAGACCTCGCGGTCTGGAATTCGTAGGCTAACCCATTCGACGCGCCCAGCCGAGCCTGCTCCAGGAACTCCGTCGGAAACGCGCTCACATTTGAGTGCTGGAACGACTCTTCCGGCGTCGCACACCAGTTCGACAGGAAAAAGTTCAACGTGCCCGCCTTCTGGAACGCCGCGCGCTCGGTCTGGTACCAGTAGAGTTGCTCACGCGGGAGCACCACGGGATACCCGACGAACTCGAAGCTCGTCTCATGCACCAACTTTGCGTGTTCAAGCGTCAAGTTGTCCGGCTGCCAAGTGTCCGGCGGAGTACGCCGATACTTCCCCGGTTCGGCGTACCAGGGGGTGAAATTGTAGATCCAGTCCACGCGCCAGCCGCGCCGGACCCCTTCGGTGAACTCATGCCACCAGTCGCCGCGCCCCTGGGCCGTGGATTCGAGGATACAGACCGTGGGGGCCGCGCGGGGCAGCGTCGGGAAGAAGTGCATCTCGATCATGGCTTCCGGGTAGGGCCAGGAGGCGCACTCGGTCAAATGGCTCACCCCGTTGAACTGGCGTCCTTGTCCGAGTCCGCCTTCCTGATTCGATTGCTGGTACAGGATGTTCGAGTTCAGGGCCGGGAACGAAAGGTGCTGCGCCTTCACGTCAAATCCGAGATCCGGCTTGAGGAACCAGGGCAGGTTGTCGTAGATGAGCTTGTCGCGGGTGTAAAGTTCGAGCTTTTTGTCATCATCCACGCTGGCGGACATGGAACGGCAGTTCGGGTGCAGCGTGTGGCGGTGCATACAGATCATGCGGGAGACGCCGGTGTGGCCCAACTGGCGGGCCTTGTGGTCAGCCACCCGGATGCCGTCGGCGGTCTGGCCGCGCGCCACGGCGTCGGCCTGCTTCTCTTCGACGGTCCCCATGCGTTCCAGCAGGATTTCCTGCGAGTGCCAGAGTTTCGCGGGGCCGGTGCCGCCTCCGGTTTCGGGGTCACGGTCGATGTAGGCGTACCGTGCCTGCCAGTACCTGAAGTCCAGGTGGCAGAGTACCTGCTCGTTCCGCACGAAGGCGAGTTCATCTCGTTTGAGTTGCCGGAGAAACTTCGAGCCTTCCTTGAGCGCCTGGATCTCGGCGGAGCGTCCGATAGATTCCTCGGCGCCGTAGCGGGTGAGCGTCAGGCTCGTCGCCTTCTCAAAGCGTTCTACGTTTCGCTGGACGATGCGGGGGGAGTACACCTACTTCAACCGTTCCTTGATCTCAGCAATCGCGTCCGCTTCCTCATCGGTGTAGAGCGCCATGTTTTCGGCGGGCGGCTCCGGCTGTTCCCGCAGAAAGACGCCGCGCGTCGCCAGATCGGCTTCGTAGGCGTCGGCTAGGCGCTGCAACTGGCGTTCGATGCCCACCAGCGTCGCGGCGGCGGGGCGGAGGCGCAGTAAGTCACGCAGGCTCATAAGTCGCCTCAAAGATTTCCGGTTTGCAGGGGTAGACTTCACCACCCACACCCTTTATGATCCATTCTCCCTTGTTGGCGCGCATCACCCCTTCAAGCGTGTGAATATCGGCCTCTCGCAGATCATTGCGCTCTCCACGTAGGATAATCTCGTTCGTGGACACGCGATCCATGAACCAATCAGGGATGTTGTCGATACCCAACCGAAATGCTTGGATGACGATGGGCTTCTTTCGGAAACTGCTCATTGCCGGGGCACCAGCGTGGGGACCTGGATCATGGAATCGGTGTGCCGCTGATCCTGCATCCGGCGGATCACGTCCTTGGCGGCTTCGAGCAACCCGTAGCACAGGACGGCGTCCTGAAGCGGCCCGTTCACCTAGATCTGGCCGTTGCTCACCATCCGGACGGTGATCTGGTGTAGCACTTTGGCCCCGTTATCGCTCACTTTTGCCCTCCTGCCTCCCGGCATTTCTCGGCAGCGCCAATTTTTCAATCCTTACGACTATTTCACTCTCGATCACAATATCGACCCAATCCCACCCTGCCCCAGTGTTTACCTCCACAATCCTTCGGCCTTCCAGGATTTTCGCAAGCACTTCACAATCCTGGGTGGAATAAAGGTCCAGTGGGTTCAACCCGTCGATATGGATCGTCGATCGGTTCTCGCTCAACTCCCACCTCCCGTGATCCTCTGGACCACCGACATCGTTTTTTCGAGCGGTTCCAGCCCGCCAGACCCGAAATTGATCTGCTGGGCCACGAGCGGCCCCTTCTGGCCCTTCAGCCCCATCGCCTCAAACAGCAGGGCGCGGGCGGCGGCGTCCCCGGACACCCGCACCTTCCCCGCGCCGTCGCACCGGACGCACTTTTTCGTCAACCGGACATCACCTTCCTCGGAAACCGCCGGATCGGCCACGAGTCCCTCGCCGTCGCACCGGGGGCAAGGCTCCATCCGGGACTTCGAGTCCACGGCGACATCGGCCATGACCTCGGGGGCGTGCTCCATCGCGACCAGCATGGTGGCCTGCATCTGGAAATCGCGGTAGAACTCGACCAACTCGTGCCAGGAGATATCGAGTTTCCGGCAGAGGGTCACAAGCGACGTTGCGCGCCCATCCGGCTTCGCCAGGGCGGCCTGGAGCGCGGTAAAGCGGGGATCGGGCGAGCTTTCGAGCGCCGCCGAGAGTTTCGCGCGGGGTACGGCGTCCTCGAACTGCGCCATCGGCGCCTTCGACTTTTCAGTCTGCACTTGTTTCGACGGAGTTTTCGCCATACTCACACGCCTTTTCCAATGCTGCGCATATCTTTACCATCTCGGGGTCGTCACCGTCGATCTCCTTCGCGCGATCAGGAAAGAGATCCGCGAACAATTCGCAGGCCATCGTGAACGCAATATATCCAGGTAGCGCCATTCCGTTAGCCTCCTTCGGCACCACCACGGTGGATTTGATGTGGATCTCGAATCTCGAACCATTCCTTGCCGATCCCGATGTAAACGCGCTTGCAGCGCTGGCAGCATACGTCGTGAATCTTGCACGTACACGACACAACGCACCCGTGGCATCCGCATGGCAATAGAATGTACGGGTTGACCATGTTTTTGCAGCAAGCCATTTTGCATTTTCTCTGTACTTTCCCAATTCCACGAGCCAGTACGTTGTGTGCCTTGCCGCCCTTTTCAACACGCCCGAATTGCTCAACGGTCACGCTTTCACCCCCAGGGAACGGGCCATCTCCTCGATCTTATGACGAAACACGGGCATCGGAGCGGCTTTCCCGGACTCCCACCGATGCACGGTCGTGGCAGTCGTCCCCAGGCGCCGGGCAAACTCCTCCTGGGTCAACTCCAGACGCTTGCGAATCGCGGAAATCAGTTGCGCCATCACGTTTTCGGCTCGTAGTACGCGGTTTTGTCCTCGTACCCGATGAGAGTCCAGTGCCGCCCGAGGGGGTCCTCGAAGTCCACCGGCGGTCCCGTGGTGCCGTCGGGGCGCTCCACAGCGGGCACAGTAGCGATTTCCCGCCCCAGGTGCGCCAGAATCGGGGCACCGACCGAACGTCCGATCAACTTGGCCCGCAATCCCTTGATCTTGGCGTGAAAGAACTTCCCGGCGCTCGGGGCTTCCCGCAACTGAGTGTAAAGCTCCGGCTCCACGTCGCGGTACTCCCACATCTCGCCGGTGTGAAACTGAACCCGCAAGGTTTTCTTCTCCGGCTCGTACCCGGCGGCCTTGATGAAGCTGCTGGTCAACGGTTCCAGCGTCACGGCCCCATCCTCAACGTCCGGTCCACCGCCTCCGAGACCGCGTACAGGAAGTGGTTCAGACGCCAAAGCCCCCATAACGCCAGCGGAATCACCACGATGGCGTGCAGCAAACGAAATCTTCGGTCGAGTGCGTTTCTCATGGTAAGTTGAAAATCCACGGCGGACCCTGGACGGAGGAGGAGAACCAGTTCGGTCCGCCGTGGTGCTTTCCATTCCTCGCAGGGAAGCATCCCCACTATACATCTGTTAGGTGCGCCCCGCAAGAGAAATCTACCTCTGGGATCTGAATTTCACCTTCTGCCGCCCGCCGCGAGAACATCGGGATCGTCACGCCAACGATTTCCGACGTGGACTTCTCGATCTTAAGGATCTGCCCTCGCCCAGTCTCCACATAACGAGACCCACCGGTCGCAGGACGGAAAGTGATGTAGAGCACATCGGTGCTCTTATCGTAATCCACCGTCATGCCACCCCACGCCGCGCCTTCAACAACGCCCGTCGCACCGTCCGCGCCGCCTTCGTCCTCACCTGCACATACACCTGCTCATCCGTCACTTCCGGATTCTCCGCCACGATCCGCGCGACGTGATCCTCCGTCCTGATCCGCGCCGCGCACTTCGCACAATACCCAGATCGCTGGATCTTCCGCTGAAACCCACACCCGGAACACTTGCCCAGCGGCACCTGCACAACCACCGGTTCCGCATCACCCTGCTTCGGCGCGAATATCGCCGATGTCAAACGGTACTCCGCCCGCTGACCGTTCCTCACTGGCACCCTCTCAACGTAACCCCTTGAAACCAATTCACATATCCCGCCAACAACAGCCTCCAGCCGCGCCCCGATCGTCCGCGCAATCCATCTCACCCCGCAAGAAACCAGCGGTCCGCTCCGCGCCGAAGCCGCTAAAGCGAAGTAAATCCTAACACTTCTATCGCTCAGCGTCGCGTCCGACCCCACTTCCCACGGAATCCGTGAGTGACGCAACCGTTCCGCCTGTCCGGAACGCTTTTGCGGGCAACCGTTCCGCCCGGGTGGAACACGTATAGAGTTAAGAGTACTCACGAGATTCGTTCTCCCCTCTGCATCCTCGCCCTCACGCTCGTGATGATCTCCATTACCTCCCGGTACCGCCGCGTCTTTCGGTACGCCGGCACCGGACACTTCCCCCTATGCGCCTTCCGGCACGCAATGCAAACCGGCTGCTTTCCCTTCATAATCCACATCATACACCTGTACAGTACCCCTTTCCCATTTTTTACAATACGGCGGAGTGGCCAAAGCCTTTGTTTAGACCCCGGCACCCCACCCCTTGGACAATCCAGGGCAATCGCGGCGCGGGCCGGGCCGGTGCGCCGCAGCACGGTCGCCGGCGACCGGCCGCACCAGGGCGCAGCTCGGCACGGATCGCACGCGGCGAGCATGAAAAGCGCCACCTGACGCCAGTGTATCGCACGTGCTACATGCAGGAATGAGCGTAAAACGTTGAAAGCATGGAGGTTAGAGATAATCTAGGAGTTGACATAATTCCCCATTATCGGAAGTTGCGCTGGGAATGGCGGACAATGCGCCGGCGGAGGTGGGTTTACTTGCGGCCAGCGGCGATCTCGAATCCTGCCTTGTAGCCTTCGCGCCATGCCTCAAGCTGGTCGGGCGTGTAGGGTAGGCGCCCGAGACGCGCACGAACCATCAACGTAGCGTGCAGGGAACGCTCGGCACGAGTTGAGCCTTTCCAGCGTCCCTTGCCACGAACCTTGACGGCTAGTAGGCTCATTTCCTTAGCAAATGCGCGGTCATCGAAGTTATACGCTCTGCGCATCTTAACCTAATACCGCTATAAGGTTGAGCTTATACTACCTTGCGCTTTGCGCTTGGCCCAGCGTACGGCGATAGCTTTGCGGCCGGCTGCGGAGCGCTGCTCGGGTGACTGGCGAGCGACGCGAGCGGCAGCGCCCTTGCGGCCACGCTCGGAGAGCGCCTGGCGAACGGCATCGGCGATACGCTGTTCCAGTGTTGGTTTCGCCATATCCATATTATACGAGGGTGCTCGAAAAAAAAGCAAGAAAAGATTGAATTGGGTATTGACAGGATACGAGCAAGCTAGTAGTATGGGTTTGTAAGGCAGAAAAAACAGGAAACTCAATATGGACAATGAACAAAGAGTAAACAGCGTATGGATGCGGCTTCAGTGTTTGAGTTGCGAGCACGCGCGCCGGATCGGTCCGCAGTACATCCGTACGTGGCCGAAACGTCAGGTTAGCGTGCCGGAAACGATTCAAGAGAACGTCGAAATACTCGGGCGCGGCGACGAAGTAGAAATCAAGTCACGCGTGCTCTGGTACATCACGTTTCATCCGCAAGTGTTCGATGCGTGCTCGGCGCGCAACTGGGCAATGGTTTAGGTAAGGCAGGGAAGAGAGGAAAACACGATGGAAACCAGATACGTTGACGCTGATAACTCGGTTGAGGCAGTGTGGGCCGCGATCCACGCGCGAGTCTGACTGTCTGCGGTGGGTAGAGCGTCAGACGCTCCACACGTTGACGGGCTGGCTGCTGCTGAGCCGGGCTGAGTGCCGGGCCTTCGTCCGCTCGCAGACAAACCCGGCGGTGACACTTCAGGACGTGCCGGACGTGCCGGTTACTCTCCGCGATTCGCTGGCCGCCGGCAATTGCCGCCCGACATCCGAGGTGGTAGCTGGCTGGTTTTCCCCTCGTACCGAGGTGCCGGCCCGCGAGCTGGCCCGGATGGTGCGCGACCGTGAGCCGACGCTGCTGCCGTTCGCGTTGCGCGCCATCAGCCATGCTGCCAAGAGAGCGTGACCGCCGCGCCTAGGGCATCCCCACGGGTGCCACGGGCGAGCCGGTTAGATGGCTCGGGAAACAGAGGAGAAATCAAATGGAATACAGCAAACTGAATCTCAAACGTGAAGACGCGAAGATGCTCAATCCACACCAGCGGGCGAAGTTCGACCCACTTACCGGGCTGGTCTGGATCGAGGATGGAACGGCGGGTGTGGCGCACTCAGCACACCCAAACGTGGAAGCAAATCGGCAGACGCGACGCATTCACCCCGGACGGATCGAGGTTCGTGGGTTTCTCTACTCACGCGACATCTTCACGTCTACGGATCTCGACCGCCTTGCGGCCCGCTATTGCCGCTGCTGCGGATGTACAGGCGTGGATTAGCCATCATGGAACACATTAACTCCATCCTGGATCGTATTGAAACTACAATACGTATCGGTATGTGGCTCATGCCTATCGCGTGCGCTGCGTGCCTGTTTCTGCGGGTTTGGCTGGACGTTGGGAGGCGAAGATGATGGAAATTCAGATTCCTGTAGGGGCACAGGTTCACATCAGCCCCGCTTTCGTTCGGGACGGTGCATATCGCTGCACCGTCACAGTTGGGGACGTGGCCACTACACTTGCCATGAAACCCTACAGCCCGGCACCGCTGCCGGGAATCTACCGGCCCGTGTCGGGATGTCGGCTGCAACTGACTAACCCCGTAAGGGATCAATGGATTTGGGACGGGGTATGGGAGCGGGTTTCTTGATTTTCGCTCTAGCGCCTCGCGTGAGCCGTGGTAGTGGCTAACCCGCCACCCGGAGCCGTTCGACGCAGCCTGAGCGATCCTAGGCACCAAAGCGTGGCATTCTACGGCTCATGCTGCCTCCCCATCGTGAATGGTCATAGTCCTGGGATCAAACAGCACACGGCAGAAACCCACCGGGCCGTCGCGTTGTTTTCGCACGATCATCTCCATCGCGCCGGGGCGCTTTTCGGCAATGGCGGAATTGCGCTCTTTACGATCCTGCCACAGAAAAATCACGGTGTCGGCGTCCTGTTCGATCGAGTTGTGGGTTACGATCCCGTTCGCCTCGAAGTTGTGGGTTGCTGGCACGGTAAGGTCGAAGCATTCCTCTTCCCCGGCATATTCGACAGACCGCACCCGATCCCACATGATCCCGTTCATGATCTCCTTCGTCGTCGTTGACGAACCGACCAGTCTTTCACTGGCTACCAGCACTTCGCGGGCACTCTCAATGTGGCGCATAGACCGGAACGGAATTCGATTAGCGAACAAGGTAAGGGCTTCGCGCCCTCCAGTCAGGCGCACGTGATGGACCGGCCTGTACTCGCCCTTTCTGACGACACCCGCTGAACATAGAATTCCAAGACGCGATAGGAGGTACATGATGTCACCGGCTAAACCGTCGCTGGCCGTGCTGTAGTATCCGTAGCCGTGCGCTAGTTTGTTCCCTACCGCTCCAGTTCCGATACTTCCGTCCGATTCCCATAGCCCCGCCAAAAGGCTCAGCAGGTTCTCATTGGAGGCTCTCCAAATTGAAGCAGGCAGTCTCTTTTCATGCGCTCTCTTACCGAAGATTCCCTTCGTTTCCGCCCACTCAGAAACAACGCTTCTGACGCCGTGGGTGTGGCGGCGTGTAGATTTGAAAAATACCTGATGCCAGCCGCCCTGATTCCTGGGATTATCGAAAATGATTCTCGGACAGATACCGCTACCGAATACCGACCGCGCAGCTTCTGCAATATGCTCTGCCGTATGTTTATCCCGTGTTGTACACTGATGCGCGTGCGAAGGAAGCAAGCAGCCGTTTCCAATCATGTGGCCGAGAAAATACATTTCGTCAGCGCTCTGGTTGATGGCGTCCTTTGGTTCAGGGATCTCCGCGCAGATTGCAATTTCATCGTCGGCTGTCAGTTCGTCAACGCGCTTCCAGCTATCGTGGCTGTAGAAACGATGGTTTGCTGTCGCCGTAATCTCCCGGCCTGAAGCCGTTCTCACGCGATACACCGGCCTGACGCCGGTCGAAAATGCCCGACTACAACCCACTGAGCGGTGTTCAAGGAGATCCCAACCGTGAACGCCAAAACCCGTTTTACCAACGAGTGACGATATTGGAATCCTCTCACCGGAATCGGACATGGTAACCAGCGTGTTCCCAATCAAACAGCCGGATTCGCGTAAGTCCGTGAGTTCAGGCCGCCGCCCGTTGTCTTTCTCGCTGTCCCGGCTCAGTTGCGAGAGCACCAGCAGCGGGATGCGGAGTTCGCGGGCCGCAATCTTGAGTTGCCGCGATATTTCCGTGATCTCTTGGACGCGGGATTCCCGCCGGCGTGTGGTCTGGAGCAGTTGCAGGTAATCCACCACGATCAGGCTCGGCTTCCGTCCGCTCGATCGCTGTTTCCGCACGGCTCCCACCAGCGCCGGGACGGTGCAGTTCGACTCTTCATCGATCCATAGCGGAGCCTCCGCAAGGTCCGTGGTGGCTCCGACCGCCGCGTGCCGGTCGATCAGCGACAAGCCTCCGCGATTGATCCGGCCCAACGAGATTTGGGCATGATGCGCCACCATGCGGCGCCAGATTTGCGAGGCGTTCATTTCGAACGAAAACACGTCCGTCCCGTGGCCCGCGAGTGCCGCCGTTACCCCGATCTGCGCCGCCGCCGTGCTTTTCCCCATGCCGGGGCGGGCCGCGAGAATCACGAGTTGTGAGGCACGGAATCCACCGAGCAGTATCTCGCTGAGCGATTTCCACGGAGTAGGCACAATCAGCTCGCGCCCGTTCGGGTGGAGTAGCCCGTCGATACCTCCCGCGCCAGCCAGATGCTCCTCGAGTCCGCGTAGTGAGCGCTGGTTAGTACGCTCCGTCAGGGATCGGAGAAACTCCTCGGCCCGGCTCACGGCCGCGATGTCCGCTGACGGGTGGCAGCACTCGGCAAGTAGCGCCTGGGCACGGATCGCCGCTTGCCGGAGAATGGTTTTCTGTCGCAACGTGCGGATATAGCCGTCCAGCCCGAATACCCGGGGGAGATCGTCGTCGAGCGACACGATGTAGCCGATTCCGTCCACGGCCTCGAGCTTACCGGCTTTGCGGAGAGCGGTGCCGAGTTGCTGGGCGTCCAGATGCTCTCCGGATTCGATCAGGGCGCACGCAGCCGCAAACAGGAGCCGGTGCTTAGTGAGGCTAAAATCGTCGCCCTGGAGCGATCCTGCAATCATTGGCGCAGCTTCTACGTCGGTGAGCATGGCACCGAGTACGAGGCGCTCGATTTCGAGAGCGGCGGGGAGTGCTACGTCAGTCATCGGCAGATACTCCGATGGTCAACTGTTCGGCTACCGGCTCCGGCTGGCCGAAGTCCATCACGGCTTGAGCCAGCCGCTTCACCGCGATTTCGCAGTAGCGCTCCTCAATCTCGACCCCGATGGCGCGGCGGCCAAGCTGCTTCGCTGCTACCAGCGTCGTGCCGCTACCCATGAATGGGTCGAGGATTAATCCGCCCTCGTCACAGAATCGCGATGCAAGCCAACTCGAGAACGCAACAGGCTTAGGGCATGGATGGCCGAATGATCCAAGCAATTCCGGTTGGACGGTGAATAGGTCGTGTGAATGGCGGTGGACATCCGACCCATACACAAACACAGGTTCCCAGTCGGTGAAGCCAATCGCGGACGGCCTCGAGGTTATTCCTTTGCGCCAGCAGATCCGCCAGCGCGGGGGAAGTTCGCGGTACAGGAACAACTCGAGCTCATAACAGCCAATCGTCGTCAGCACTACCTTCGAGATGGCGACACATGCCGGAATGAATGCGCTGTATAGCGCCTTCACGCCCTCGAGCGAATCAATGAAGCTGCCCGCGTATTCCTTGCCGACACCATACGGCGGGTCCGTCAGCACCAGATCCACCGGCCCGAGCGTGGGCAGGATCTCGCGGCAGTCGCCGTGGTAGATGACGATACCGGCCTCTTCGTAGTACGGCTTAGTCATCGGCCCCCGGCCTCCACTCCGGGACGCTCGGGCCATCGTCGGCAGCAGCGGAAAAGTCAACCGGCTCATCGTCGTAGCGCCCTTGATTCAGCCACGTTGACGGGTGTAACACGCCCCGCGATTGTGCTTGAGCCTCCCGCAGCAACATCGGGCCGTCACGCTTCGCCGCTGCGATGATTCGATCTGCAATCGAGCGGTTTATCGCCTTTCGGTAGAAGCAATTACGGGCGTAGTCCGTTCCCTTTTTTGCCCACACAACCGACCAGAAGGCGTTGAATGCCTCTAGTTTCCACGATGGCTGCTCTTTCGGTTCTTCGGGAGAAAGCGCAAACAACGCGTCGCCGTTGGGCGACGCTTCTGTGTCTGTGTCTGTCTTCTGATTCTGTACTCTGACTCTGTCGCGCGCGCGAGGCGTTACTTTTCCGTTACCTGTAACGTTACCGCCGCCGTTACTTTGACGCTCACGCCACCGTTTCACACGCTCATTTGAAACGTCGCTTTCGTACTGGTGTTCCTCCCAGTCGTGAGGTCTGTAACGCCCATCCTCCGTTACATCAAACAGCGCGGTAACGGCATCAAATGACTTCTGAAAATGCTCCGGCGTCATGCGGAGCCGGAAGGCGCAGACCGTAGGGGCTGGAAGGTAGCCGTCGTGTTCCTTAGCGACGCACCAGAGGTTGATGACGAAGCGGAACAGGCGATCCGGGAGGAGTTGAATCTTGGCGTTGTCGAGGATAGCGGTGTACAACCTAAGCCAAGGTTGTCTAGGCATATAGCCGCTTTTCCTCAAGCAACAGATTACACCAGTGGGCCTCCGCTACCAGTTCGCAGATGTACTGCTGCTCGTCAGTTAAGTCATCATTGATGATTGGCTCGTCGTGAGCCGTGGTGTGTCCTTTATCCATTCGCACTCCTAAAGGACGTTGGGAGCGGGAGTGCGCCACGCCCCCCTCCGTCCGATTGTTACGCCGTAGGGATCAACTGCGGCGCGAGCCTTGCGGCTCCAGTCCAGCATACGGCATCGCGGGCGGGGATGCAAGCGGATCACCATAGCCTCCCCTGTTCGCCCTTCGTCTCGCGCAGCGGCCCGTCGAGAGGCTCCGGCGGCCGGCAGATCACGCAGCACGCCGCGCAGGAGAGCCGCTCCTGGGCCACCTGGTAATGCGCCGGTTCCAAGCGAGCGCCGCACACCGGACAGGCGCCGCTGACGTTGATCGGCTGGTAGCAGGGCGGCAGGGTGGGAGGCGGCTTCATGCGCGTGCAGCCTCCTGCATTTCGGTGAGCGAGAACAGCGCTGGCGGTTTCAGGCAGTGAGGCGAAAACCAAAGCCGCTCACGTCCCGAGTTATCCCGTGCCGCGTTGTTACCTTGCGATCCATACCCTCCGCGCGCCTTCCACGCGATGCAAACCCATTCGCTCGGCATGGCGTGTTCGCCGTCGTAGCCGCACAGCGCGATTCGCATCCGTGGGTCCGCGCCCCATTCAATAGCCCACTCGCGGACGGCGTGCGCTACGCTGCCATCGTCGGACGAATACAGATCATCGGTGCGCTCGGCTTCGTCAGCGTATGGCGGATCGAGGAATACTCCCGTGATGCCATGCTTGACCGTTGGCGAAGGGCCGCAGATCCGGCTCCAATCTCCGCAACAGACACGCACATTGCGCAGCCTTTCCGCAAGTTCGCGCATGTAGGCGACGATCTGCGACCGCCTTCGCGTTCCCGAGATGGGGTCGCTTACGAGACATTCGCCCGTGCCCGCGTCCCCGAGATGGGGTAGCTGGCGGTTCAGCCCTTTGCCCGCGTTCCCGAGATGGGGTCGCTTACGATGCACGCCCGTGCCCGCGTCCCCGAGATGGGGTAGCTCGACCGAGCACCATCCCGATCCAATCCAGATGCATTGTCCCCATACCCACCACCCTGCAATCTTGACATCGAAATACTCCGGGTCCACCTTCATCCGCTCACGGAACTCTTCGCGCGAGCAGAGCCACAAATGCCGCGCGTGCTGATCGGCTTCATTAACGGGCCAGTCCGCATGGTGCGCCACGGCGTCAGGATCGGCCTGTAGTGCGCGCCAGAAGTTCGCCACCATGCAATCCAGGTCGTTCACCGTCTCGGTGCCAGCGGGCCACGGGCGGCCCAACAAAACGGCTCCTGAGCCGAAAAACGGCTCCACGTAGTTTGGCACGTCGCCGAAGCGATCCCACAAAAGATTAGCAACGCGGGATTTGCCACCGAACCACGGGAAAGGGGCTTTAAGAACGCCCTGCTTCATCCCGCCAACCTCCCGCGCAGGCTCTCCGGCGGCCATACGGCGCCGCTCACGGCGTCCTCGATGTACCAGCCTGTCGTGTTGCTGCCGGAGAGGATGCGGGCCGTCTCGACGGCCGCCGCTAGGTTGCTGAAGCGCCCGCGCGGAACGTCGAACACGACGGCCACGAAGCGGTGTGATGGCCCGAGGTACGGCGGGCCTGGTTGCGGCTTAATCGGCATCACGCGCCGCCTTTCTTGCGGCGGAGCCACTCATTCACGATGATGGTTTCAATTGGGGTGAGTAGATCGCGGTTGAGTTCGCTCCAATTCGGCCCGTGGCCTTTTTCCATCCACTGCGCAAATGGTGCAAGCGCCTCAGCCCGCACCCGCGCGTCGTGCGCCGCGAGGAGATCGACGGGCTTGGTCGCGAGCGCTTCGGCAGCAGCCTCCCACGCTTCGCACGGCGCCCTCAGGCGTGTCGGGTAAATGGCCCTGGTTCCATCGTCCAGCCGTTCGTGGCCGTTTTGCCATGCGGCGGCGAATGGACGGAGCGCGGCCCGCAGCGCCTCGACCTGCGCCGTGAAGTACGGGCAGCCGCCCGCTGATCCGCACTGCCGTATTTCCTTCGTGTAGATCCGCACGTCAGGCATCGGCTTTCTCCTTACATTCCTTCGGGTACTCCCGCACCTGCAATCCCTCCGGGAACATCGGAAAGTCCATCGGCTTGCCCTTCACGCAGAGTTGCTTCATGTGGAATGCGATGCTGAGTCTGTCGCACTCAGATCGGAGTCTCTCGTACCACTCCAGTTGCGATGGTCGAGCCTTCCGGCCGCTTTCGTCTCCGCAGATCAGCCAGTCAGGGACGCGCCCGCCCGTCGCCGGGTTGTCGGTAAAGCGAATCGGGCCGATCGCCGGTTCGTAACTGATGCCACGAATTGCCGCCGGAATTTCGGAAAGCGCGCGCCACCGCCACCAATACTCGCCGCTCTCCACTGTGGTCATGAGCCACACGTTAGGGCGCGGTGTAGTCATCCACGAAAGCGGTAAGAATCGACGGAAGTTCTGCGGGCGCTTCGTGAGCAGAAGCCAGTCGAGATTCGGCGTCTGCTCGATCAACCGGTACAGGCGCAACCGCTCGCCGTGTAGATCGTCGCGCTCCTCCATTACGTCGCACATGGAGCCGCAGAACACGCGCCGGCGCTCCCCATCCTTCTCAGCCCGCCGGTTCCACTTGAGCGGCTCGGCCCAGTGCGCATCACCGAAGAACCGGCGTGGCGCATCCTTGCCCCAGTGCCCCCCGCCTAAGCGATGGTCAAACTCACGGGCATAGCAAAAATCGCAGGCTGGCGATACTTCGACACAACCCCAAAAAGGGTTAAAAGTGAAGTCCGTCCACGAGATCCCGTCAGGTTTCTGCTTACCCATCATCCCCTCCGTTGCGTCAGCCGCAACTTCCGCCCTAGTGTTATGTGCCACGCCACCCGCTTCTTCCTCCGCTTGCCGCGCGGCTTTCCGTGGCTCGGGATCGGGCGTGGCGGCATCAACCCAGCTTCCGCGCACGCCAGCACGTCGGCCGGGATCTTGGCGGGCGGAGTGTCGCCCCAGCCGGAGGCGATGAGCAGATCGACGGTGCGGAGTCTGGTCACGGCGCGATAACCTCCTCAAGCCACGTCATAGCCCCTGCCTCCGAAGTAGCCCGCTCTGCCTGTAGAACGCCATGAAGCCTTCGATAGACGCGGGGAAGTCCACCCCCGCGATCCACGTCAGCGCTCCCCGCGCCCGCTCCGCACGGTGCCAATCCAGTTGCTTCAGCGACGGCTTCCCCTTGGCGGATTTGAATTCGATCCAAAGCACTTCGCAATTCCACCGCTTGCATTTCATCCAGGGATAATCGTTCGGCTCTTTCTGCCCGATGTGCCTGTCGAACAACTCAATGTCCCCGTACCGAATGTACAGCCGATCCGCCATGCCGATTTCGCCAAAACCCTTCCCGCGCGCGCGGTCACTCACGGGGTCCGTTTTCAGCGACCGCCACCCGTCCAACTCCAGGAAATCCGAGCACGTCCGCTCGATGTCACGCTCTTTCACACGCTCTCCCTCTTTGCCCGCTTCATCTCGCGTTTGCCGGGAGCAGGTATCCACTCCCGCCCCCGGCCCTTTCGGAGCAGGGTGCCTTTCTATGTGAAATGCAGCCTTGCGGCAGGGGATCGCTCCCGTGCGGCGCACCGGTCAGCGGCTATTTCTTGCCACTCCTGGAGGTCAAGCCAGTGATGCGCCGCACGCGGGCTATCCCGTAGCTCCCACGGGCCGCTCATTAGCGATGTTGTTCCGAGCAGCCGCGGCAGCCGGCCTGCGAGACAAATCGGGGCCGCGTTCGCGCTGGCGCGGCTCCGTGCAGCGTTGGTCATGCAATTTCAAAGCCTCCCGCCATCGCCCGCTGGTCACACGATGAGCACAGCGGACCCGTGAACTCCAATTTCAGTTGCTTCTTGCTCGCGCGCGGCGGTCGCGTACCCCACACACAATGCTTCCCGTTGGCCTCCGCGATCACCGATAAGCGGTCAATCTCTGCCGCAACATCGGGAGCGAATTGCCGAATTAGATTGATCTCATATGGTCTGGCGAAGGCTCCACAAAAGCACTCACCGGACATCCCAAGCGGCGATAGCTTGATCGGATTGCGCGGGAGCGCGTAGGCGTCCATAAACTCCTTCTGCATCTCTACCGTCCAGTCATGGATAGGCGCTGTCCAAATGCGACGCTTCTCGCGGACCTGTCCGGTTCGCTTGCTCGCTTCCCCGATCTTGACCGGCTCAACGTGCCCCATGCGCCGCTCGCTCTCGGCGGATCGGCACCCGGTTATCAGTGCAACACGCTCTTTTTGCGCCTTCACAATCATCCGAACACAGCGGTCCTTTAAGCGGTTATAGACATGCCCATGAAATCCAGGACCAGGAAACCCACTGATTGAAACGAATTTCTCGTATGTCTCCAGCGACTTGTATACCAACAGTTTCCACCCCATATCCCGGCACAATTCTTCAACGAACGCCCGCGTCCGCTTAGCTCCAATCCCGGTATCAATGTGATGCGCCGCGCCGTCGAACTTAGGATGCTGCGAAGCTATGAAGCACGCACAGATGGAATCGTGTCCACCGGAGAGCATCGGCGCAAGGCTGGTCGCACCAGCGGCGAAAGCATCGTCGATGACGGCCAGTGCTCGACTGAGTAGATCGGCGGCGTTCATTCCGCCTCCCGGACGCGCTCGCGGAAGCGCTCCACGAACGAAAAGACGGGGCCACGCCCTGTTCCGCACAGCCCTGATTGCCTACGGGGTCGAGTTCCCTGCGCAACCGCGAGCGCCCTGTACTCCCGCGACCGGGCGCGGAAGTGAGCGAAGCCGTCGCCGAGCGCCTCCATCCAGGCGCTGACGAGGTAGCAGCAGACCTGGAAGCCGTCGCGGGAGATGCGGAGCGCGGCCCAGGCGAGAAGGCCGAGCGCGGAGAGGAAAAGGAGGCCTACGGCGGCGATCATTTGCGCCCCCAGGGCCAGCCGATTTCGCGCGCTACAAGGCAAATCACTACGACCACCCCACACAAACACGCCACCATCGCTGCTATCGCTTCAGGCCACGTCATCCGCGCCTCCCGCAGTGCTCGCACACGCCCGTCAGCCGAATGCTCCGCCTAGCGTTGTGCGTTCGATCAATCCAGCCTTTCGCTGCGAGCGCCGCGAGATGCGAATGCGCAGTTGCGAGCGACTTCATGCCGCAAGCATCGGCGATCTGCTGAAGAGACGGCGATATTCCGCGCCTCACCCGCTGGTAGAGCCGAATGTAGTCCAGCACCTGTTGTTGCCGTGCGGTCAATGGCAGAGCGCCGCTCATGCCATCTTCCTCCACTTCAGCCAGTCAATGAACCGCTCGCCGCTATCAGCCCGCAGAAATTCGCGGTACCGCTTCTGTGCCCGCGTCAACTTCGGAGTGGGTGGACTCTCGCGGCGCACCGCGTCCTTTCCGGCTGGCGTCACGGTGCAGTTGTAGTAAGGCAACGGTGATTGGTTCGGGGCGAACACTCGCATGTAGCCGAGAGCCACCAGCGACTCGCAGATCGGAACATCGTCACTGCCAGCGCAGAAGTGGTTGCGGTACATCTCACCCTGGCCGTACTGGTCGAGGCCGAGGGAGTGTTGAAGGACTTGGAGTTGTTCCTTGGTCATTCGTCGCCGTCCTCCTCATAGCCCCTGAATAGCGCCACCAGCACCCCCACCACCGCGATGCTGACGAACAGGCCGATGAGGCCCACGAGTACGTGGTCAGTGTTCATTTCGCGGCCTCCGCTTTCGGAACCGGCGGTGTGCTGTACGCGCATCCGTCCGGCTTCCACATTTCGCCCGTGCGCCGCCAGACGCAGCCTGAGCGGTCGATGTATCGCTGGCCAGTGCGCCACGCTTCGCGCTCAAGGCACGCGCCTACCCTCATGCGGCACCTCCGCACGAAGCCGTGAACAGCAGCGCAAACAAGAGCGCCGCGACCAGCAGGGCAAAGCTCACGGGGTCCGGTTTCAACTGAGCACCTCCGCCCGAAGCGGTACCGGCTCGGCCCGCGCCATGAGGATCTGGATGCCCCGTGTTTTCGCAAACTCCGCGAGCTTCTTCAGTCGCTCATCGTCGAACTCGCCGCCGTGATCGCACAGCAGTAGAGGCAGGTCACCGGCCCCCTGTAGCCCGATCTCCATCGCGACAACGATCTGCTCGGAATCGTTGACGTGTTCCCAGATCACGCCGTCAACCGCAACGTCCTTGCCGATCACATCGCCCTTGGCGTTGTACAGGTCGCGGACATCGACGCCGGGTACCGGCAGAGTGGAAATCTTCTGCCCCTTCAGGTCCTCCAGCGCTTTGATCTGGCGCGAGAGTGCGTCAGCCTCTTTGTTCGCCGCCACCATCTTGTCGCCCCACTGATCCGCTGATTGCCGAAGGGTGGCTACCCGTACAGACTCCTCGACCTTCTGTCGGGCGGTTCCGAGATCGAGCTTCAGGGCCGCGAGCGCCGCCTGATCTTCAGCAACGGAGGCATCGACCGCTTCACGGGCCTGCGTGTCGATCTCCGCGCACTCAGAGCGGAAGCGCTCGCGGACGGCCTCAATTTGGAGTTCCAACGATTCGATTTCCGCGTTGGCTGTGGCTCGCTTGTCGTCTTTCTGTCGAGCAGCCTCCCGGTCGGAATTGCCTTTCGCGGCGGCAATCCGGTCTCCGATCTTCCGGCCCTCGGCATCCAGCCGGGATACTTCTGCGGCCCAGTCCGTACCGTCATCCGCCGGCAGCGAGCGCTTGAGGTTGTCCCAGGTTCCCTCCGCATCCCGCGCGCGCCGGTTCGCATCGGTTCGCTGCTCACGCCGGCCGTCGATGATCTGGTTCAGCTTCTCTAGGTCGGCAACCGCCGCCGGTCCCATGATCGGGGAGCCGGCCGCTTCGTTGATCTCCGGCCCCGTGAAGCGAATCGGCATCACGTCCAGGAGCCACTTTACGCGATCCGCCGGTTTGGCGTAGCAGAAGGCGATGGGATCGAACCCAAAGGAACGTGCGAGCTTATCGACGTACTCCTTCGGGGCGCGGACCACCCCGCCCTCTGAGGTTTTCACCGTAAGGGTACTGCCCTTCCGGGTGGTCACTTTTTGAATCGTAGTGCCGTCGTCCAAACGGAGCAATCGGGAAGCCTGCTTGGCCTCCGGGACGCCGCCCGCCCCCTCCCACCCGCGGATAACA